CTTCAAGCTGCGAAAAACGCTGCGCACTATTCACACCCAACTCGAAAACGAGCTCAAGCCCGCGATGCAGGAAGCTGCGGATAAGCTTCTGGCAACTATGCAGGAACTGATACCGAAGGACACGGGTGACGGTGCAGCTGCGTTGACGGCTTTTGTGTCCAAGAGTGGACTTGATGCGCAAGTCGGTCTGCGGGGCAAAAAGAATAATCAGCGGTTCTACTACCTTCGCTTTTTGGAGTACGGGACCAAGGGTTATGACGGCACGAAGCGGGCGGGGAATCGCAATAAGCGGGTCTCCAACAAGTCAAACGGCTCGGCCTTTTTCGGCAAGTACCCCGACATTCCTGCCCGGCCAGCTCACCCATGGTTGCGACCAGCCTACGACGTGAACAAGGAGTTCATCCTGGCCAGCATCAACCATGCCGTCAGCAACACCCTTAAGCGGGCAGTACAGGAGTTGGGCAATGGCTGATCCGTCCTTCGCGCTTCAGGTCGCTATATTTGAACGGATGGAAGCCGAGCTTTCGTGCCCGTTTTTTGACTCTGTGCCGATGAATACGCCGTTTCCGTATGTGACGATCGGCACTGAAATTTCGAGCAATGACGACACCATCAACGCTCGCCGTGACATCAGGCTGTTCTACCTAACTGTCTGGTCGGATTTCAAAGGCCAAGAGCAGGTGAAACTGCTGATGGCAGAGATTGATACTGCTCTGCATGAGCGACCTTTGCCGTTATCCACTGGCCGTGTCGTTTCAGTCCGGGTCACGCGCAAGCAAGCGATTCCTGAGCCGGATGGCATCACCTACCAGGGCAGCGTCACGCTCCGGATCCTCACCACGCATTAACCGCTGAACCAACGCCGCCACGCGGCTTTATCACCTGTCCTCAGGAGGACTACCCATGCCTATCAATACCGGCGCTGGCACGAGACTTTATATCGGGCCGCGTCTCGCTGCCGCGCTGCCGAAGCTCAAGGCCGATGCCATCACGCTGCTTGCCGCGATCACCTACACCGAGGTCGGCGAGCTGGAAAGCATCGGCGACTACGGCGACACCATCAACGATGTGACCTTCTCTGGCCTGGCTGCTGGTCGAGCGCAGCACTTGAAGGGCTTGGCTGACGCGGGTTCGTCTGAGCTATCCATCGGCTTCGACGCTGGTGACGCGGGTCAGTTGGCGCTGGTAGAGGCCTTCATCGATCGTTCCCGCTTCGACTATCCGATCAAGGTCGTGTACGTCGATGGCGAAACCGATTACTTCGCAGCCAAGGTCATGAGCAACAAGAAGACCGGCATCAGCGTTGAAGGCGTGCTGAAACGCACCGTCACCCTGGGCATCAACTCGGAAATCTACGAAGTACCAGCCGAGTAAGTCCGCTTACCGTCGCCGCGCGTTGCGGCGGCGGTCCACCACCCCCAAATTCGTTAGAGAGCGCTTCCCATGTCCGATTCGAAAACCAACCATGGTACCGTTGTTGTTACTGGCGGCGACATCACATTCACTTTGAAGCCCACCCTGCGCGCGTTCCGCGACATCCAGCGCCATTTCGGCGGCGTCATCGACGCTATGCAGGCGCTGGGTCACGCAAACATCAGCACCATCGCTTTGATCGTTGCGGCTGGAACCGGAGTTGATACCGGCAAGCGCAAAGACGTTGAAGCGGTTGAAGAGCAAATCTTCGAAGCTGGCTTCAGCGCAGTTTCTTCTCAGGTTCTGCCGTACTTGCAAGCGCTGCTGAACCCGGCGGGCAAGACCAACGAAGAGATCGAGAAGGAAAAAGAGGAAGGGACGGGAAACGTGTAAAGGCTGGTCCCGACGTAGACCCTGTTGATCTGATCTTCAAAATCGCCACTGGGTGGCTTGGCTGGCCGCCCAGCCAGGCTTGGGATACGCCCATGGTTGAAATCCTCATGGCTTGGGATTCGAAGCGTCAGTTCATGATCGATACCAACCCGCACGGCAGTGGCGAGAAGAAAGACAAACAGTCGAAAGTGCAGGTGGCCAAGGATGCCCGTATGGGCTTCCGCGTGGCTGCCATGACCAGGAATAAGGCTTAGTCGTGCATATCGCGTTAGCCTGTTCTGGGGTTGGCTGCTGCTGGAAGCCTGGGCTCGGATGATGGATTGGCAGATTGAGCCGGAAGAGGTTTGGGCGCTGATGAAGATGGACAGCATTCACTGCCGGGTTATGAGTGAGGGGTAGCAGCCCGAATCAAGCGGCCCTGACTGGCTTGATCAGGCTCTCGGCCGGGATGCCGAACATGTCGTGCAGTCTCCAGATCATTGGTAGCGTCAGCGACCTTTTGCGATTTAAAACCTCGTAGACGCGATTGGTCCGGCCAATGGCTGGCACTAGGTCGGCGACGGTGAGCCCTGATTGCTCCATGCGAAACTTTATGGCCTCAATCGGATCAGGCAAATCAATCGGGAAGTTCTTCGTCTCGTAAGCCTCGATCAGCGTGATCATGACCTCGAAGGCGTCTCCTTCAGCTGTGCCTGGCTCAGGCTCATGCTCGAACAGCGGGGAAATCTCTCTCAGGGCCAATCGATATTCTTCATCGGTGCGGATTGGGCGGATGTTCATGATGATTACTCCATCTCCACGGTGTTTGCGTCGATCTTGTCGTACTCCACATGAGTTCCGACAAACTTGATGTATACAGCTCCGAAGCGGTAAGCAATGGCGACTATCAGCCTGTAGTCATTGCCTTTGATGTTGAAGACGACGCGGCGGCTTTTGAGGATGCTGGCATTTCCGAATTGTGCCTTTATTACTTCGGGACTGGTCCAGCTTGCCTTTTTTGCCTCATCAGCCCAGGCGCGTAATTGCTGCTCGGAGTCCGGGTGTCTCTCCCAGAAGGATTTGAGGTGGCTGATGGCGATAATTCTCATAGGAAGAATATAGTCCCGTAGTGGGACTATTGCAAGTGAGTGCAAGAGGCTGATTGTGGTTAGTTTTAGGCGCGTATCTAAGCCTGTTCAGCAGGTCCTTTGGAAGGAATCTGTTCAGGAGATGCTTGCGAGGCTTGCAGATAGGCCTAGGACCGGCCTTCCCCGCGTAGTTGCTGGCGGCGTTTCTCCGTAAAGCTTAGGCCCGTCAAGCTGAGTGCCCCGCCCATGCGGGGCTTCCGCTTCCCTTTGAGGAAGCAGGTCGTAGTGTGCAGATGGTCATCGAGTCTTTCTGAGGAAGGTAGTACATGTCGCTCTGTTTCAAGGTCTTGTAGCAAAACGCCTCGATAGGCTCCTCGATACATTCCCGCCAAGTGCGGGTCTCTTGCACCCCTAAACCGCCCACTGAGGCGGTTTTTTTGTACCTGGAGAAGTAAATGGCTGACGCCGACGTTCAAGGCATGTTGATTCGTATCGAGGCGACAACGGCGCAGCTACGCCAGGAGATTGCGCGTGGCGAATCAGCTGTTGCGCAATCGGCCGGCAAAATGGATACCAGTCTAGGGCGAATCGATAGCGCGTTTGATCGTGCTGGGTCCAAAGCTCAGAGCGCATCGGGGGCCATCAGGAGCGCCCTTGCGGCGGCGGTTGGCGCCGCTTCCATCGGCACGATAATCAAAACTGCCGACTCATATTCGCAAATGTCTGACCGGATTGGCCTGGCAACCAAGAGTTTTGGTGAGTACAACACTGTTCAAGAGCGCCTGCTCGCCACTGCGAACCGTACCTATCGACCGCTTGAGGAAGCGCAGGAACTCTACATCCGAACTTCGGACAGCCTGCGCTCAATGGGGCTTAGCGCCAGTCAGTCCATGGATGTGATGGACAGCTTCAGCTATTTGCTGGTGACCAACTCTGCGTCCGCGGATAAGGCCAAGTCAGCCATTGACGCGTATTCGAAGTCGCTGCAGACCGGCAAGGTGGAGGCGGATTCCTGGCAGGCGATACTTGCCGCGATGCCGACCATCGTCGACACGCTGTCGAAGTCGACGAATAAGTCGGCCGAGGAAATTCGCAGTCTCGGCGCGCAAGGCAAGCTCAGTCTCGACACTTTGACGCAAGGGCTACAAAAAAGCGCCGAGGCTAACGGCCTGCTGGCCGACAGTATGGGCGTAGCGGTTCGTGACGCGTTGGTTGCCTTGAACAATGCGTTCTCGGTTTACGTGGGACAGCTGAACGAATCAACCAACGGAACGGGTATTTTAGCGTCTGGAATTTCGGTGCTAGCTGAAAACTTCGGCACGATAGCTGAAGTGGCTGGTGTGGCCGCTGCTGGGGCGCTTGCTGTCTACGCTCGCGGCGCGGTGGCATCTACAGCGGCAACAGTACTTGCCATCAAGGCGAGCATCGAGGAGGCGCTGGCGCGGCGCGCTCAGGCAGCTGCCGCACTTCTTGCTGCGCAGGCTGATCAGCAGAAAGCCCACACGGCAGTATTCCTTGCTGAAAAAGAACTGGCTGCCTCGAAAACCAGAATCAGCGGGATGGCGGTCGAAAAACAGCTGAGCATTCAGCTGGCCGAAGCTCGCATGGTCGAGGCTCGTGCCACCACGGCCGTTGGCGCTGCGCAGAGTGCAATTGTAGGTACCGGCCGAACATTGCTTGGCTTGCTTGGTGGTCCGGCAGGTATTGCTCTGCTCGCCATTGGCGCTGCCACAGCTTTTCTCACTTTGCGCGATAACACCAGTGCGCTTGAGAAAAAGCTGGGAGATCTTTCTGACCCTATCGAAAAGCTCTCCAAGCGGTTCAATGAGCTTGATCGTGCTGGAAAGTCAGTAACTCTGCGGGGTCTGCAAGAAACTGTTGCCGAAACCCAAAGCAAGGTCTCTCAGATGTCTGGCGCTATGGCCGACAAGTTCGAGAATGACCTTCGTAACATGGGGGCGGCGGGGGCTGACGGTCTGATGGCGGGGCTGGTCAGCCTGCCAGAAGATACACAGGCGGCGCTCGACCTGGTGCGAAAAGCATCAAAAGACCAAGCGTCGGGCATCGTTGTGGACTGGAAGGCGGTGGCTGACGAGCTGCGGCTCGTCCCCGGCGTCACAGAGGCTATGGCTGTTTCCATCGAGGAAAGCGGGACCTCCTCGGCTTCGGCTGCAGCACAGTTAAACAAGCTCAAGGAAACAGTCTCTCAGCTAGCTGGTGAAACCAACGCGCTCACCCAGGCCGAGCGTGAAAACGCTGCCGCGAAGGCGGAAGCCGCGGGTGTTGGCCAGAAATATCTGGAGCAATTGCAAAAACAGCTTGCCACCTCTCAGGACAAAACAGCCGTAGAGGCCGCCAATCGATTCATTTCCGAGAACAAGCTGCTCACCAAGGAAATGGCGGCCGAGATCCTAAAGGTAGCAGCGGCCAAAGATGCACAGAAGAAGGCAGACGAGGCGGCAGCCAGCGCCACCAAAAGCGGTAACAGCGCGGCTAAAGAGGCCGCGACCGAGGCGAAGAATCAAGCCAAGGCTCTCGCTGATCTAAAAACTCAGGCCGACATCGCCATCGCGTCTGCAACCGGGCTGGCAGACGCGTACCTGGCTGGAACAGACAAGTCCCGCGAGTTCGGCCTGCAGCAGAAGATCGAAGAGGCGTTACTCAAAACCGGTTCCGCTGCTCGGGACGAGGTTATCGCAAAGCTCACCGCTCAGCAGGATGCTCAGGACAAGCTGAACGTCAGCAAGGTAGCGTATGACCTGGGCAAAGAAACGGCTGAGATCATCGCTCAGGCCAAAGCCACGCTTCAGGGTGCGGACGCGCTCGCAGCCTATAACCTTGAAAAGTCGATGACCATTGCCCTTGCGGGCAAAAACATCGCCGTTGGTAGCGAGGAATACAAGCAGCTTTTGGCGGCAAACAAGGCGCAGCTGGACGCTGTGAAGATTGCTCAGCAGGCTGCCGATGCTGGCGGAATCGTAGACCGCCTTTATCCCGAGGCCAAACTGCTGCGCGACTACACGATTGAGCAGGAAAAGCTCAACGCGGCCATTTCCTTGGGTACGGGCAACACGCCGCTCTATCAGGATGCGCTAGCAAAGCTTGGGAACGAGTACGAGGTAAACCGTAGCAAGGCCACCATCTGGGGTCAGATGACCGAAGGTGCGATTGATCGCATTGACGAGGCCTTTGCCAGTGCGTGGGGCAACATCGGCGACGGCGCTGCAAGCCTGTGGGACAACCTCAAGACAGGTTTCAAGCAGACCTTGGGCGAAATCGCTCACATGCTCACCACCAAGCCGCTGCTGGCTTCGATCAGCAACTGGCTCACCGGTACTGACAATGGCCAGGGCCTGTCTTCCGTGTGGAGCAAGCTGCTCGGGCGTGCTGGCGAATCGTCCGGTGGTTCTTCTGGCGGCGGCTTTGGCCTTGGCTCTATCACCGATATCGGGAAAACCCTTTATCAGGCCTACAGCGCTATCACTGGCGTGGGTTCCTCGATCGCGGCGGGCTGGGCCTCGGGCGGCGTTACCGGGGCGATTCAGGGAGGGATCGGTTACTACTCCAGCATGTTCACCGGTGCTGCGACATCTATCACCAGCACGCTAGGGGCCTGGACGGCAGCCATTACCGGCAACACTGCGGCTATCGGCGCGACCCAAGCGGCCTACACCGGCACGGCGTTTGCTCAGTGGGCGGCGGCTCAAGCGGGCGGCTCGGCTGCAGGTGCAGGAGG